ACCGCAGCGACATCAAATTCAGTCATCGGAATACTCCAGTTTTTTCGCAAGGTCTTTGACAATTTGATCTGCATGAGTTAGACCCCGAATAACTCCGCAAACGTGCCGGTACTCGGCGAAATCTTTAGCGCCACCACCGTTTAAAAAAATAGCTTGATCCTCGCGTAACTTGTCAATTTCTTTGAGGAGATATGTAAGCGCTTGTGAGTTCATCTATTCTCCTTATTTGGTGGTTTACCGGTGTTTTGCGCAGCTCTTTGCGCGGCTTGTTGTACAGCCATTTGCGCTTTGTGTTTGGCAGCGTCAATGCCCAAACGCATCCCTTCAGTCTCTTGCTGTCTCGCTGCTTTATCTTTATTTGCAGCGGCTTGTGCACCAACTTGCATAGCTGCAATTTCTTTTTGGGCTTCAATACGAGCCTCTTCAACGCGAATCTGATCCGCTTTCGCCGCAGCATCAATTTGTTGCTTCTGCTGTTTAAGCTGCAACTCGCCCTGCTTGATCTGCAACTCCTGCATCTGCATCTGAACCAATGGGTCCTGCATCTGTTGTTGAGCCTGCTGTTGTTGAGCTTGTTGTTGGTTCTGCTGAAGAATTTGTTGAGCTGCTTGCGCTGACATAACAGCAATCTCATCCGCTTGTTCAGGGGTGATCTTTTTGTTATTTTCTTCGCCGGGTAACGACATGCCCATACGCGTCTCAATTTGTTTGCGGTACTCCAGAGCCATATGCTCGTTGATGTGAGCCATAGCTGCTGCCATGATTGCTTGCGCCTGCGGGTTCATCTGCATCATCTGTTGAATCTTGGGGTCTTGGATCGCCGCCATATGCACTTGGATGTGGGCCTGATGGTTCTGCTCAATGAACGCTTTGACAGGCTTCATAGTAAGTAACGCTTGGTTCTCAGACACAGGGTCTACAGGTATGGCGTCGTCTTCTGTCTTGACTAACTTGTCTGCATTCTTAACGCCAAGCACTTCAATCATTTGGCGGTGCAACATTGACAAGTCGTACAACTGCGGAGCTTGTTGAGCTAACTGCATAACTGCTTGGTACTGCACAATCTTCTGCGCCATCGTTGCTGCATTCGGATCACTAACGGGGATAACGTCCACCATGTCGTAATCAGACTTTTTGGCTTTACGGTCTCCGTCTACAGGCTCATATTCATACTCATCAGGCGTGTAGTCAGCAATGATAATTTTCAAAAGTTTGAACTCTTGCTTCATCGTAAAGTGAATGCGGGCTTGAACTGCTCCCATCACTTTTAACTGTCTCTCTAACAACGCCAGAGTTGTACCGACTGGAGCTTGCGCACTCATATCAGACACGTTCATATCGCCCGACGAAGCAAACGAGCGACCTTCTTCTACGATGTTTTGGAATAGAGCAAACAGAACCTGACTCGGCTCTTTGTATGGCAACGGTAATATGTTGTCTCTGATTGATCCGCTTGGGACATCTACGTCTCTAAACTCTCCGGGCTGGATGGGGGTGTCGTCTCCTTTGATGCGAAGTCCTCTGGACTTGAGGCCACCGGGTAGGTTTGATAAAGTGCCCGCATCCACCAACTGTCGAATGAGCATGGTGGCGGACTTGGCATAGCCCCCGATAAGATGGATAAGACCATACCCGTAGAACCCGAATCCGGGGATGTACTGATAGTGGACAAAGTGTTGTCGCTTGAGGTGAAGTTCGTCTCCTTCATACCAATTTCTCCTAATGGCTAATATAGTATTAGTTGCTTTATCTAAAGAGACTACATAAGGTAAAGCAATCCCTGTTTCTTTACCCTTGCGTTTGTGCTCATACCCTTTTAAATCCAAATCAACGTGCATTTCAAGAATGCGATAGCGATCATCTTGTATAGCAGACATGCCGCTTTCTTCGGCCTTCTGCTTCTCGATATCGTCCATGTCATAGCCGGGTTCACCTAAGTCAACATCACGATAGAACCCAGCTTCTTGTAACTTCTTGACCTCGTTCTCGGTCTTACGCATAACGTGTGCTACGCGTTCTGCCGTCTCCAAATTACTTGCCCCATACGGCACAACAATGTCTTCTGCTGGAATAAACACCGCGACCTGACGGCCCTTACTCGGATCATAGTAGACCTTTTTAAACGCAGAACCTGTAAGGGGTAGTGACCACAAGAGCTTCTCATGTTCAGGACGATACTCAGTCATCACCTCAGTGAGTTGATAGTTCATATCATCTTGTACACGTATAGCAGCTTCTTCTGTATCGCGTGTCTCTTCACCAATAACTTTTGTTTTGACTGGACCCATTGCTGGGAATGTTTCCATAATCCCCTCTGCTTGAAAACGTACAACGCTCTCTGTCAACATCGGGTGAAACACTCCACAAGCCCCTTGCCAAGGCTCTGTTCGATCTTCGTACTGCAAGCCCAACAGTTTCAAGCCATCAACATAAGTTTTGATCCAATCTTTGCGATCCATTACGTCTTTTTCAAAGTCAGAAACTAACTCAGACCCAAGTAAATCTAAATCTCCATCGTCCATTTCGTCAGCAAGATTGGCATCAAAATCTTTACCCTTTGATTGCTTACGTGGCTGAAGCTCAATCTCTATGTCACCCATGCCAATACTTACTGACTCAGGGTCTTCAATTTCAATCTCAATAGGAGCATCCATCTCTTGCTCCATACCAAGAGGAGCTGCGTACAAACCTTTGTCCATTGAACTTGTTGCCATTTTGTGTCCTTAAACCGTGTAGTACCGCTCGTTGCGGCTACTTTTAAAATACTCAACTTCATCAGGTTCATCGTTTGGTAACCTAATGAAACCCCCCTGACGAAAACGTGCTAGAGCTTGTGTGGTTGAGTCAACCAAGTCATCGTTTGCACCGCTTGGAAAGTCGTTACACTCTTCAATAACTTCTCTTGCCCATCTGCGGTCTGGTGCCCACACTATCCCTGAAGAGAACAAATCAGAGACAGCATTCACACGGGCAATCTTATCCTGTCCTTTACCCGGCGTAAACTCTCCTACGGGCACGCCCATACGTCTAAACTCTTGATACAGTGCTGCTCCGTTAGACTTCTTCTCCACTACAAAAGCGTCTGGTTCCCACTCTTTGTACTCGTCCAGCACCATCTTTTTAAGGTCTGGAAACTCCATACGTTTCTTTATAGCGTTGAGCAGGATAATGTTGTAGTTCTTTGACTCTTCATTGAAGAAGACGCCCCACGTTGTCAAGGCGTTGTAGTCAGCCCTGTTGTTTGTTTCTTGGGCGGCGTCAAGACTCATGATGATGAACTCGCAGTTGGGAGGTGGTTTGTCCTGATCCCATATCTGCCACCACTCCCTCTTTATTAGAGCGCCCTCTTCTGATACAGGGTTCTGCATATACTGGGCTTCCCAGTAACGCACGTCCATACCAGCCTTTTTAGACAGTAATTCCTCAATAGTCCAGAACTCACCCCACAGGGGTTTCTCGTTCAGGATTGCAGGAAACTCAACGATCTCCCAACCATCTACACCTTCTTCTCGACCCATCTGACTAACTATCTGACCAGTCAAATCTAGCTTTGACCACCGTGTCATCACAATAATAATAGCGCCACCAGGCATCAGACGTTGAAGAGGGCCAGACTGAAACCATTCCCAAGCAGGTAAAAAGACGTCAGCTCGCCCAGTTTTAGCGTCTTGCTCAGAATGTGGGTCATCAATGATGAAAAGATCAGCTCCGCGACCAGCCAAAGCACCGCCAACACCAATAGCGAAGTATTCGCCGTTTGAATTTGTACCCCATCTTGACGCAGATTTACTGTCAGATTGCAGTTCTACGGTAGGAAAAATGTCTTTATAGCTGTCCATTCCCACCAAATTTCGCACTCTACGACCAAAATTTACCGCCAAATCAGCCGTGTGGGAGGCCATAATGACCTTCTTATGCGGGAATTTACCCAAAAACCATGCTGGTGCTAGGTAAGAAATCAGTTCAGACTTGCCATGACGGGGTGCAATATTGACAATGACTCGCTTTTTCTTGCCATTTGCTATGTCTTCAAAGATTTTAGCTAGTCTACGGTGGTGTGGACCCACTTTATAGCCGGGATACACGTGATCTGCAAACTCTAGGAGGCTCTCTTTACCAAAATTCTGCACAGATTGGGCATCCCAGACCCTAATAAGCTCAAGAATCTTGCGTTTTTCATCTGCTGACGCTGTTGGCAGGAGGTTTTTTAGGGTTTCAATCTGTTCTCTACTGACTTTCACCGTACAACCTCTACCATCTGTACGTCAACAGTGCGTTTTTCCAGTTTGGCAAGGGTTTCAAGCAGTTCTTTCTCAACTTCTTCCATAGATTGTTGTTTGTGCGTGATTTCAGAGCGTCTCTTGAAGGCGTCTACCCCGTCTACTTCTCCTAAAGCACGTAAGGCAGTGAGCCGCACCTTGGCATCTGGGTGATCCGTCTCCGCCACCAGCTTGTTTACCACAAATTTCTTTAAGTCAGCCAACTCTTTCACGACCATAGTGTCGTGCTGCGCCACCATTCCCGCAAGATAGGCTATCGTTGCGTTTGGATACGTAGACAGAGTGGGTACTTGCTTTTGATCGCCCATCATGCTCTGGGCAATCTCTACCGCCTGCTGGCGTTCGTCTTCATTTGGTTCAATTGGCGTGTTTGTTAGGTCCGCTATAAGCTTAACAGTCCTTGCACGCATTTCCAGTTCTTCACGCGGAGACAGCTCGGGCATAGCGTCAACGGCAGACGCCGGGAGCGGAACATGAGAGTCTATTTCTGGAATTAAGTCTTGCATTGGG